GACTCCTCCTCGAATAATGTCAACTGCCCCAAAGGCTTCTCCACCTCCGAGGCATGCTCCTCATCCAGCAACATCCACAGCGCCGGCCCCATCATGTATGCAGGCGTTTTCCACGGCGCTGATAGAGGGATTCGAGGCGCGCCATGAAGGGCGTCTTCTCCATTTCCTCGTCAAGCAGATGCGCGAAATCCAGACGCTTCACCCGTTTGCCTTTCAGCCACTCCCGCGACGGCGGCCTGTATCCGGATTCGCCGGAGTCGGTCGGCTCTACGCGCATGATGTACGGGCGGGTCAAAACAACGTCGCCTGCCCTTCGTTCCGCAGAATGTCCCTCTCCAGCCGTGCGATACGTTTCTCCAGCGCGTCGGCCTTCGACGCCAGCGCGCGATATTCCGAAGACCACCTGTACGTTTTTTCGAGCCTGGGCTTCAGTTCTTCGAGTTCGGCTTTGAGAGAAATCAGTTCGTGTTTTTTGTCTTCCATGATTGGGTTTTTACCCTCCTCGCATACTGGAAAATGTTTACAGGGAAAAAGTTCCGCAAGCCGCCGGGACTACGGGACAGGTTATATATAACCTGTCCCACGTGTCCCGAAGCGTTTGCCTTGCCCCCCCTACCTGTCCCGCCTTTTGTCCCGAATTCTATAAACCCTTGCAATTACAGACTTTTTCGACCGGGACAGGTTTGTCCCGCAATTTGTCCCGAATCGCGCGAAGCGGGACAAGGGGGGTATATTGTGAAAGATTTAATTAGTCCCGCTTTTTGTTATCTCATTGTTAACAACACGCTCAAAAACGTGTTATCAAAAACGCTCCAACCGTCGCCCGTTTGCTTTATTACTTCACCGTTCGTTAGATACCCTATGAGCTTGTTTGTGTGGGATGGTTTAAGCATATTCCGAGCAGTCCCTTCCGTGATACCGTTGTCTTGAATCAGGAAGTCGAGCAGCTTCTTTTTGTCGACGAACGGACGCCCGTCAACGATCTCGCTCCCGGTGGCGAACCATGCCCGCTCGAACATCTTTTTATGCTCCGCGAGTTTCGTGTCCTTCTTCGCCTCCTGCGGAGCATCGCACGGTTCCACGACGGCGCTTTTCACCCTCTCGCCGTCCTCGTCGTACCAGCCGGGAATATAGACGTCGTGAAGTTCCACCCAGACGGGTTGTTCAAGCTCGCCGTCCTTTTGCTTCCGCTGTACAAGTTCCATCGGTTTGCCATCATTGCCTCCGATGACTGATATCTCCACGTCCAGGGCACCACGCCAGGCCGAGGAACCCCGTGCCCTGTTTTGCGCGTCCTCCGATACCCCCGTATGGTGAACGAGGATGACGGAGCAGCCAAATTCCCGCATGAGACCAGCACAAGCGTCCAGCATTGTTTTCGCGTCCTGTGCCTTGTTTTCGTCGCCTGCAAGGAAACGGTGAAGGGTGTCCACCACCACTAAATCGGGCTTCTTTGGAAGGGCGCGGATGTGGTCTACGGCCTTCCGGTATCCCTGCATGGTGTTCAAATCGCAACCGTCGCGTGAAAGCCACATGGTGAGCTTCTTTATCCCGTGGTGGTGTTTCCACGCGGCAACTCGCGCTTTCAGCCCCCAGTGACCTTCTCCAGCGAGGTAGACCACCGCCCCCTCTTTCACTTTTAACCCGTTCCAGTCCGGCAGACCGGCGGCGATTCTAAGGCACCAGTCGAGCACGACGAAGGTTTTTCCGCTCCCGCTTGGACCGTGAACCATAATTAAGGCGTCCTCTTGAATCCATCGCTTGACCAACCATTTGATGGGTGCGGGTATCTCGCAGAACGTGTCCGCCTGCACCAGCCAGTCGTCCAAATCTGGTTGAAGGAGTTGGAGAAGGTCGTGACCGGACTGCGCATAGTCGTTCGCGTCGCCGGGTATCGGAGGGATTATGACCGGCATGTTCCAGCGCTCTCCGGCCTGCGTCGCCTCGCGTTGACCGGTCCCGCTCTCGTCGTTGTCCGCCACGATGACGATGTTGTGGTTGTTGCCGTGCTTCTCGCGCATCAGCCCGGCCACGTTCGAGAGGTTCCCGGCGGTGTAAGCGATGACGACCGCGCACTTTGTTGCTTCGTGGATCGACGCCGCCGTTGCGAAGCCCTCGGCGATGTACACCGTATCACCCGGATATCCGAGCACGGCGTATTTGCCCTTCGTCGGCCCGCCGGTGTGGTATTTCTTCACTCCGTCGCCGGTGATGTATTGGAGGGTGGAAAGCTCCCCCTTCTCGTCGTAGAGCGGCAATACCAGCCGTCCGTCGCCGGATACGCGGGCTATGTGCGGTTGTACTCCTTTCCGTTTCAGGTAAGGGTGTTCCGCGCTCGCCGGAGCGCAGTTGTTCCAAATGTCCGCCACCGTCTCGGAGACTATTTCTGCGGTGCGGGCGCGTTCGGCGTCGCGCCCGGCCTTCGCCTCTTCGTATCGTCTGTCTCTCGCTATCCGCTCGTACAGTGTGAGTTCGCGCCCCACCTGTGCGCACCAATGCTGTGTAAGTCCCGTCTTCCAGTCGCCGAACGCTCCGGCGGTTATCCCGTCCGGGTAGACTACGTACCAGCCCGATTTGTTGCCGGGCTTCCCGTCCGGATTGAAGCGGTGAATCCGCCCATCGATCTGGATGGAGTCGGGCGGATTCAGCCCGGCCTCGTCCATCGCCTTCAAAAGCTGAAGTTCGGGCGGCGTCGCCTCGGGAGGCTCGACGATCCACGGCCCGTTGATTATTTTTGTAAGATCAGCCACGCCCCCACCTCTCTTTGGGCTTGCTCGCACCCGGCGCAAATCAGCACCGTGTATCCTTCCCGCTCAAGATAACTCTTCCATGACTGCTGCTCCGGCGATACGCGCCCGCCGGTGATCCGCTTCATCTCTATCCACACGCGCCATGCAGGGATAAAGAGATCCGGTACGCCCCGCGCTACGCCTTCGGCCTTCAAACGGCAGGCGACCGACGGGCTGCGAGCGCCGCCGTTCGGGATAGCCATGATTCGCACGTCCGGGAACTTCCGCCGGAACCACTGTACGAACGTCCGCTGCTCCTCATGCTCCGTTGGGATGTGCTCAGGAGGCTTTGCTGTCATTCCAAAACCTCGCCGTCACGCGGTCGAATTTGCCGTCCTTCAGTTTGGAGATTGAAACGGGGGCCGGGACTTTGTTCATCGTTTCCACCACCTCGTCCAGATCGTAGGGGTTGCCGATCACCGCGCCGCTGTTTCGCGCCATGCCCATCAAGGTACGCACGGCTTTTTCAGCTGCATATCCGCCGTGAAGCAGGCAGAGATATTCAGTGACCGATTTCCCGAGTTCGCGCCCGTAGTACGTGACCGTCACCATCTCCTTTCCGCTCGCTGAGGTATAGCGCCGCCACGCCCACCCGCGTACCTCCATCCGGTTGTCCTGTCCCATGATGTCGTCATCGTGGAGCTTCAACTTCGGCGGCGCGGGTACCGGAAACTCCCACCCGCATTCAGGACAAATTCGAGTCGCCAGCGGTACGAGTTCCTGGCATTGTTCGCAGAGTTTGACTGGTGCTTCGCCGTTGCCGGTCCCCTTTTTCGATGGTGGAAGGACGTTGACAATGGGACCGTGCGTCTGAATGACGCCAGCGAAGTCGAGCACGAGACAGTCCTTGCAGTGTGATTTCGGCCTCATCCCGCGCCCGGCCATCTGCACGTACAGTCCCGGCGACATCGTAGGACGGCACATTGCTATAAGATCGATGTCCGGGTAGTCGAAGCCCGTTGTCAGTACGTTCGCGTTCGTGATTGCCCGCAACTCTCCCGCCTTGAAGCGCTCTAGAATCTTCTCGCGCTCAGTCTTCGGCGTCTCCCCGAGCACGCACGCCGCGTTGATACCGTGCTCCTCCAGCACCATCCGCATGGTCAGAGCGTGGTCAACCCCGGTGCAAAAGAAAAGCCATGATTTTCTATCCGCGCCGCGTGCTATCACCTCGCGGACAATCCTCTCGTTCTGACTGCGGGTATTGACGGCGGCTTGCAGCTCGCTTTCAATAAATTCCCCACCGCGCTTGTGTACCCCTTCCGTGGAGAGTTTGAGGTCCGTTCCCTTGGAGCGAAGCGGCGCAAGATATCCTTTGCTCACTAGCTCCTCGATGGAAGTAGGGTCTATCAGGTCGTTGAAAAGCGCGTCTCCCTCCGTGATAAGCCCGTGACCGAGCCTGTACGGTGTAGCCGTCAGACCGATAACCCGAAGCGCGGGATTGATCGTCTGAAGGTCTTTCAGGAATGTCCGATACCCGCCTTCGTCCTTGTGTGAAATTAGGTGCGCTTCATCGACAATAACAATGTCGATATGCCCGACCTTCGCGGCGTGCTTTCGGATGGATTGGATGCCCGCCACGGTGATCGGCTCTCCGAGCCTCTTCTTCCCTATGGAAGCGGAATAGATGCCGAGAGGCGCGGTAGGCCACGCCATCAGGATTTTTTCAACGTCCTGCTCGATCAGTTCCTTTACGTGCGTGAGGATCAGAATTCGTTGGTCCGGCCAGTTCTGAATCGCGTCCTTGCAGAATTCGGCGATGATATGGCTTTTCCCCGAACCGGTAGGAAGTACCAGGCAGGGATTGCCCGGATTCCCGTTTTGAAACCATCTGTACAGGTCGTCAATCGCCCGCTGTTGGTAATCCCTCAGAGTCACCATCTTTCCACGCCTCCAAGCTCAAAAGCTCCTTCGACGAGTGCGTATTGTCGTCGGGAAGCCCGTTTCTGATAACTTCCCCGTCGATCTCGTAGACGGCGGTGAAAGCGTCGTCCGAATCCATCCACTTCCACGGAACGAGGTCGGGGTGAATAACATGCCCGTCGCAGCCCTCGCGTTGCGCGTTGACCGGTATCTCCGCGTTGTCGTACCGTGCGCAGAGCCATTTGCTGTCCTCCGTAGGCGTGGAGAGCGCGCACGTGCGACAGTTGACCTCTTTCGTTAATTTCGAGGAATGACAAAAATCGTGAGCGGCACAGAAGCGACACTGATACCACGTCGGGTCTGTACTCAACGGCTCCGGCATGCGCTCGCACAGCGTCAGCCTTCGCCCCCGCTCCACAAGAGCCTTCGCCGCCTCCTCGTCGTAGCGGACGCGCTCCGTGTAGATGGAATCGTCGTCCTTGCAGACGGCGAAGTAAAGAGCGCGGTCGATGCCAGTGCCGTGCATATAGAGTTGCATCTGACACCAGTGTTGCGGCTTCGATTCCTGTACGCCTTTGTCGCAGAGGTCTTTGAACGACTTCGCCGAGTGCGTCTTGCATTCGAGGATATGGCGCTTCGTCGGAGCCTCGGGAACCCCCTTCTCGATGATTCCGTCGATGCTCCCTGATACATGCGCGCCGAAGTCCACCCGCGCCTGCTTCCCTCCGGTGCTGTGGATCTCGCAACCGATCTGAGTCAGCCATGAGACGATCTTCTCCTCCTCTTCCTGCCCGCGCCGGAAGAGGCGAAGCATCCGGCCGTCGAAACGCTCCCACACCGCCCACCGGAACGTCAGCCACAGCCACCGGTCGCAAGGATGCCCCAGAAGGGACGCGCCCAGGTGCGGGCGCGGTCCCTCTTGAGTCTTGGCTATTGTGGAATCAATGAGAGCGGAGATAGTGTGGAGTGGTTGTGGAATGGCGGCCATTATTTCTTAAGCCATGGGGCGCTTCCGCCCTTGGCAACGGGAGCCGCCGCTGCGGGCGCGGCCGCTACGGCTGCTTTCGGCTCCTGTTTGAGCATCGTTGCGCCGCCTTCGAGCGGCTTGAAGCCCTTCACGTCGTTGCTCTCGTCGTATTGCCCGTCTGCGGGCTTGACCGCCACTTTGATCTGAAGCGCCCCGC